AAAAATACATATAGGGTATGGGATTTAAAAAAAGTTCGTGACGTAGTGGAAATTCCCTACGAAGATTGGACTAGAATAGTATATCTACATACTAGGTCAATTCAAGGGACCCCGATAGAAGAGATATATACTAAAAACTCGAAGATCTAATGGCTGGATTTACAGACGGAAATAAAACCTTTTTTAGCTCTATCGTTGATAGTATTAAGAAGGTTAGTAGCTTCGGAATGGCTTATGAGGATCTTGTTATAAAGAATTCACAGGCTGTAGGGGTTACTGAAGCCCAATTCTTACAAAAAGGCGGTATTAAAGATGAAGCTTTCCTTTTTGGTTTAAGAAGAGCTGATACATCCACTAAGCAGTATATAGCTTATTTTGATAAGGATTACAAAAACAAAAGACATTACTTACAAGGATTTGCACAGAACCCAGAGATTGAATTTATCCTGGATACAATATGTGACGAATCAATTGTATATGATGAGAAAAACTTCTGGGCTTATTTCTCTTTCATGCAACACGAAGATGTTGATGAAGAGACATACAAGAAAGTGCAAAAGAGATACAGAGAGATCTACAATCTATTTGGATTCAACCAAGATATCTTGGCTTGGCATCTTTATAGGAAATTCTTAGTAGAAGGTATTTTATCATTTGAAATCGTTTTTGATAAAAAAGGTAAGAACATCGTAGGATTTAAAGAATTAGATCCAGCATCTTTAGTTCCAACTGTAGAACAACAGCCAGATGGAAGTTACATCGATATCTGGATCCAATATCCAGATAACCCATCGTTAACAAGAAAACTATACGATTCACAGATAATTTATATAAGTTATGCAAAAGGCGGTGGTACATCATCTAGAGTAAGCTATGTTGAAAGAATGATTAGATCTTTTAACCTTCTGAGAATCATGGAACACACAAGAATCATATGGAACGTGATGAATTCATCGTATCGTATGGCAATGACAGTTCCTATTGGTACTAAATCGCCACAAAAAGCTAAACAAACGCTTGGAGAACTTATGTCTATCTATAAAGAAGATATAAGATTAGATACAGACAGTGGAGAATTAACAGTAGATGGAAGACCTAAAATACAATTCTTTAAAAACTATTTAATGCCATCATCTCCTAATGGAACTCCTGATATACAGCCTTTAGCAGGAGCCGGAGATGCAACAGCATTTAGTGATACAACAGCATTAAAATACTTTGCGAATAAGCTTCGAATGGATTCAAAAATTCCTGTAACCCGATTTGGAAGGGAAGAATCTGGATCAGAGGGTACAATTACATTCGCAGCTGAAGGTGTTGATCAAGAGGAAATTAGATTTGGTAAATTCATCAACAGGTTAAGATCTATTTACCAGGATATACTTATGAAGCCTTTATGGGTTCAATTTTGTTTAGATTTTCCCGAATTAAAGAAAGATTACATTCTTAAGTCAGAATTCGGTTTAGATTACGTTAAAGAAAACATGTTTAGAGAATCTAAGGACATGGAGGTAATGACGGCAAGAAAAGATCAGGTAATTAAAATATCGGGTCTCAAAAATTCTGAGGGAAAGAATTACTTCAGTATGGATTTCCTTATAGATAGATTCCTTGGTATGTCTAATCAGGATTTATTAGATAATAAAAAAGCTAAAGAAAAAGCTGCCGAAGCAAAAAAAGAAGCTGAAGGAGCAACAGGAGCTGAAGGAGCAACTGGGGCTGAGGGAGAAGCAGGAGGCGAAGAAGGCGGAGGCGAAGAATTCAAATTATAAAAGATGGCTGGATTTTTAGATAACATAGGTAAATTTAACCCAAACGTATCGAGGATACTAAAAACTATTAGTGGACTAGGATCATTTGGTATGGATTATAAAGACATGGTGATTCAAGATTCCATGGCTATTGGTATATCTGAAGCAGATCTTAGAGAAAGATTTGGATTTAGCGGCGACGACGAGGATTTCATTTACAGTATCGCAGCACAAGATACTACCAACAGAAAATACATTGCATATTTTGATAAGGACTATCCTTTTAAAAGAGACTTTCTAAGAACATTTGCACTAAATGCTGAAGTAGAATACATCTTAGACACTATTTGCGACGAGGGTATAGTATATGATGAAAAGAACTTCTTTTGTCATAATGCGATGCTTAGTATGGATTTACAGGATGATGTAATAAAAGCACTAAGAAAGAATTTCAGAAAACTATACGTACTTCATAATTTTGCAAACGGGTTAACTGCATGGCAATATTTTAGACAATTATTAGTAGAAGGATTTTTAGCATTTGAGATAATCTATTCTAGCGACGGTAAAGAAATCGTAGGATTTAAAGAATTAGATGCTATAAGTCTTACTCCAGCAGTAGAGAGAAAAGCTGATGGGACCAGAGAAACTATATGGTGGCAATATTACGGGGAAACAACTAGACAAAGAAGATTGCTAGATGCTCAGGTTATTTATATCTCATACGCTAAGGCAAACACAGTTTCTAGAACTTCTTACGTTGAACGTCTTATTAGATCTTATAACCTATTGAAGATCATGGAGCATTCTAGAATTATATGGAATGTGATGAATGCTCAGTATAGAATTAAAATGACAGTTCCTATTGGAAGTAAGTCCCCGCAGAAGGCAAAAGAAACTTTGGGGGAGCTTATGTCGGTTTACAAGGAAGATATTAAACTAGATACATCTTCCGGAGAACTTGCTATCAACGGTAGGCCTGATCTTCAATTTTATAAAAACTACCTATTTCCTCAACAAGGGGGGGATTCAGTTAAGGTTGAAACAATAAATGCACAAGGACCAAACCTAAACGTAATGGATTCGGTTCTTTATTTCTACAACAAACTAAGACAGGATTCAAAAATTCCTTATAATAGGTTCTCGTCACGATTTGGAGTAGGAGCTAACAACGTATTTCATACTGCTGCAGACGGTGCGGAAAGAGACGAGGTTAGATTCTCTAAGTTTATTACAAGATTAAGATCTATATTTCAAGAAATAGTTGTTAAGCCATTATGGATTCAAATGTGTCTCGAATTTCCGCATTTAAAAAATGATACGGAATTTAGAAGTCAGATAGGTATTAAATTCGAAAGTGATAACACATTTGGTGAATCTAGAGAGATAGAACAATTACTAAAAAAGATTGATTTCGTAACAGCACTGGGAGAAATCAAAGAAACCGTTAACGACGAGGAGGTACAATACTTCGATCAAGACTTCCTTATTGAAAGATGGCTAGGACTTCCTAATGATGATATTCAAATGAATAAAACATACCTAGAAAAAGACAAAGAGGAAGGTCAAGGAGCAGCTACAGGAGCAGCGCCAGCAGAAGGGGGAGAAGCAGCTACAGGATCAGCGCCAGCAGAAGGGGGAGAAGCAGCTACAGGAGAATAATATCGGAACTTAGCATTTTAAGTAGAGTATAATAAAATAATAGAATCCTTTTTATTATTAAGTAGGAATTTCTACATTTGCTTAAAATCTGTCCAATGAAAAAAGAGCTCGGAATCTTATTAGAGATTGAATCATCGACCGGAAACGGATCACAAAAAATTAAACAGGATCTTATAAAAGACAACTACTCGCCAATTTTAGAGTATTTTCTAAAAGTTGCTCTAGATCCTTTCCTTACAACAAAGTTACATAAGCTTGATGTGATAGAGGATCAGCCATATTTAGTTGATGCTGATTACGATCCATTTGAGAAATTTAAAGATTTAACATCTAGACTTTTTATAGCTCCAGCACCTAATGATAAATTTAGAGAGGAGGCATTTGAATTAGTTAATTGTGTAGATCTCACGTTCGAGGAAAGAAAGATCCTAGGTAAGATCCTAACTAAAAGATTAAATATTGGTATAGGTGCTAAGCTAATCAATAAAGCTTTCGGTAAAGAAGTTATACCTGATCCTAGTCTAATGCTAGCACAAGATGACGAAGACGAAATAAAAAAATGGAATTCAATAATCTGTGAAGAAAAATATGATGGTGTTAGAGTAATTGCTTTTGTTTCAGGTAAGGAAGTTAAATTCTACACAAGGGCATTTAACGAGATTCCTAACCACTATCTAGAAAAAATAGCGAATGAATGTTTAGGCATGATTAGAAATTCACAATTACAGGGAGATTGGTTTTTTGATGGTGAGCTTACTGACCTAGATAGAAAGAGCGTATCTGGAAAAGTTAATCAGATGTTAAAAGGTAAACCCATGAATTCGATAGGAGATGAGCTTATATTTAATGTGTTTGATCTAGAGGATGCGGATACTCTTAAAACTGGCAAAGGTATCATTCCTTTTGATATTAGGAGACAATCATTAGAGGGAGTTTTTAGCACGTATACGACATCTTCGGTCACCTTGGCAGATTCTTTCTTAACAAAAGAAAAAGAAGACATATACGCTTACTATAATAAAATTGTAGCTAATGGCGGGGAAGGGGTTATTCTTAAAAACCCAGACCACGTTTACGAATGTAAAAGATCTAAGAATTGGATCAAGCTAAAAGAAGTAAATGAGTGTGATCTTATAATTACTGGTTGGTATCCAGGAGAAGGCAAGAGAGAAGGATTTATCGGCGGATTTATTTGCGAGGATAAATCAGGAACTCTTAAAGTTAAAATTGGCTCTGGATTTACCGACCAAGATTTAAAAGAATTAAGCGAAAATCCAGATTCACACGTGAACAAAATATGTTCAGTACAGTATAATGTAATAATCAGCGACAAGAACGGAAACTGGTCATTATTTTTACCTAGATTTGTAGAGATTAGACACGATAAAGATGCAGCTGACGATATGACAAGTTTATGTAAATAGTTTTATTTTAGAAATAGATGGAGGAAAATAAATCGAGATTTATAAAATGGGAATGTAAAGTACATGGGCTTACCGATTTTTATACATATAAAAACGGGGAAAAATACAAATGTGTTACTTGTGCTAGGAAAAAAAGCAAAGAATGGAAGGAGAAGAATCTAGAAAAATCAGTTTCTAATCTAAAGGAATGGCACAGAAAAAATCCTAGCAAGATAGAGCAATACAGAAAAAAAGCTGTAGAAGAATATAGAAAAAAATCCAAAGAAAAATCTGAAGATTTTTATAAGAAGTTCGGTCCATTTATAAATGATATTTCTACTAAGATAGGATTAAAAAAAATAAGCAAGCGAATTAAAAATATAAAAGATCCCAATAAAGAAAAGATATTTGATTTTTTAATGCAAGCTCGTAGAGGAGAACTTATAATTTACCATCGGTACGG